ACCCTGACCTATGGCACCGATGCTGAATTGGCGGCTGCTGTCTTTGATATCGAACGGCGCATTGCAAAGGCCGAGCGCGGCGCTGGGCGGATCTCTCACCCTCATGCCGTGAAGGACCTGTGATGAACTGGCGGCAGCGCCTCGGGGCCTTTGTCGGTGGTTTTGATGCTGGCCAGCATCATCGCCGTCTGCGCGGGTTCCAGGCGACGCGCGCGCATGTGAATGCGCTGATTGCGGCGTCAGGACCCGATATCACGGCACGCGCCCGCTGGTTGGTGCGCAACAATGGCTATGCGGCCAATGCCGTTGAAAGCTGGGCTGCAAATACCGTGGGCGACGGGATCAAACCAATCTCGCAAATTGCAGACGCGGCGCACAAGGAAGAGCTGCAGCGCCTTTGGTTGGCCTGGACCGATGAGGCTGACAGCGAAGGTCTGACTGATTTCTATGGGCTGCAGCGGCGTGCGGCGCGTGAGGTGTTTCTGGCCGGTGAGGTTTTCTTCCGGATCAGGCCGCGCCGCACGAACGATGGGCTTTCCGTACCACTACAATTACAGATGTTGCCCGCCGAGATGTTGCCGCTGCATCAGACGGGGGTGGCTGGCAATGGCCATGCTATCCGTCAGGGGATCGAGTTCGACCGGGTTGGACGCCGTGTGGCTTATCACTTTCTCCGGCGGCACCCCGGCGACAGCACTGATCCGGGGCTGGCTGGAGAAATGGTCCGCGTGCCCGCCTCAGAGGTAATCCATGTCATCGACCCGGTGGAGGCAGGACAGCTGCGCGGGGTCTCAAAGCTGGCGCCGGCCATCGTAAAGCTGTTTCTGCTCGATCAATATGATGATGCCGAGCTCGACCGCAAAAAGGTCGCGGCAATGTATGCGATGTTTGTGACCTCCCCCGCCCCAGAAAATCCCCTGCTGCCATCTGAAGATGACGACATGTTGGGCGGGTTCGAGATCAGCCCAGGCCAAATCGTGCGTCTGGATCCGGGCGAGGATGTGACCGTGGGCCAACCTGCGGATTCAGGGGCGACTTACGAGCCGTTCCAATACCGCACGCTGCTGCAGGTCGCCTCGGCGCTGGGCATTCCTTATCCTTATCTGACGAATGACATGGTGAAAGGTAACTTTTCGAACTCACGCCTTGCACTTATCGAATTTCGGCGCCGCGTTTCGGCCTGGCAGCATTCGGTGATGGTCTATCAGCTGTGCCGACCGATTTATGCGCGCTGGATGGATGTCGCCGTAATGTCCGGCGCATTGGACCTTCCCGGCTATGAGGTCGACCGGTCGCGGTTGCTTGCGGCCAACTGGCTACCCACCAAGTGGGATTGGGTCGACCCCCTGAAGGATGCCAATGCCGAGATTGCCCAGATCGAGGCAGGTCTCAAATCACGCACGCAGGCCATCGCCGAGCGTGGCTATGACGCGGAACAAGTCGACCGCGAGATCGCGGCTGAGCGGGAGCGCGAGCGATTGCTCGGCCTCGATTTCCGCCGCCCCGGCTCGCCCGCGCAAGGTGTGCAGGCTTTGCCGGGCCCTGCACAGGACGGGGACCAAGACGGCGATAAAGACCCAGCAGATGAAACCGATGACGCGGAAGACCCTTCGCGCAACACTGAGGACTAGACCTGATGCTGCATGCCCGCATTGCCGCACGCGCCTTCAATACGCCGCTGCTGGTTGAGCCTTCCAAAGCCATGGCGTTTCTGTCCGGCCTTGGGCCGCGCATCCTCGGGCGCCAGGTCGAGACGCTGGATCAAGGCCTCGCGTTGGAAAGCGCCCCCATGCCAACAGCCCGCGCCAGTATTTTGGCTGGTGGGCTGCTGGACGATTACCCCCAACATGGTGAGACGCCCTATCCTGTGCTCGACGGCATTGCTATAATCCAGATTGCAGGCGTGCTGATCCACCGCGGGGGCTGGATTGGACAGTCCTCGGGCCAGACCAGCTATGAGGGGATCACTGCCCAAATCGAGGCGGCGGCCACTGATCCTTCCGTGCGCGGCCTTGCGTTGGAAATTGACAGTTTTGGTGGCGAAGTTGCGGGTGTTTTTGACCTCGCAGACCGCATTCGTGCAATTCGCGCCACAAAACCCGTCTGGGCGTTTGTGGCTGAACACGCGTTTTCAGCCGGGTATGCGCTTGCAAGCCAGGCCGACCGTATCCTGCTGCCCCGCACCGGGGCCGTCGGCAGCATCGGTGTCGTGGTCATGCACGCTGATCTCAGCGGTCAGCTGGATCAAGACGGGGTGCGCGTCACGCTGATCCACGCAGGAAGCCATAAGGTCGATGCCAATCCTTACACGCCGCTCCCCGCTGACATCCAGAGCGACATTCAGCGCGAAATCGATGTGCTGCGGTTCCTCTTTGCGGAAACGGTGGCAGCGGGTCGTGGCGTACGGTTGAGCCAAGAGGCAGCGCTCGCCACTGAGGCTGCCAGCTTTCGCGGGACCGAAGCTGTGGCAGCAGGTCTTGCCGACGAAGTCATCGATATGCAGCGCGGCTTTACCGCCTTTCGACAAAGCTTGTCCCCGATCCGCGCATCTGTCCCATCCCACGTGGCCTTTACGGCCCAATCCCAAACCCAATCCCGAAAGGATCCTCTCATGAGCAACGACACCTTGCCACAGACCGAACCAAGCCCCGATGAAGCGCAAGACGGCCAAACGCAAATCGATGTTGCTGAAAACAGCGGCACAGCTCCCGAAGTGCCACCCGCTGCTGGTTTTGCGCCCACACCTCCCGCAGCCTCGGGACCTTCAAAGGCTGACCCCACCTCCGCCCTCCAGACATCCATGCGCGCGGAACTTTCCGCACAGCTTCGCCATGAAGCGGCAGAGATCACCGAGATCGCAGCACAAGCGGGACGCCTCGGCATTGCCATCGACGCGGCAAAAGCCCTGAGGGAAGGCACAACACCTTCGGCGCTGCGCCGATCGGTGTTGGAGCATGCGGCAGCCGCAGCCGATGCGCGGGATGTGGTGGCAACAGCCCCCGCTCCGGCGGCGTCTACAAACAGCGAAAGCCCCATTGTTGCGGCAGCCAAACGCGCCGCGGCCTCCGGCGCAAAACGCTGAGCGGCTCCACAGCCGCCATACTCCCGCGCCCGTCTCAAGACCCCCACTGCTCCTGCCTGGCGGTGGGTTTCTTATTCCTCCATCCCCAGAAGGATCCCCGACATGACTGTCCTGACCCAACCGCCCAGCCTGGGCGATATCCTCAAATATGAGCTGAACCCCAATTATACCCGCGAGACCGTCACCCTGCTGGTAGGGACTGCCTATCCCGTGGGTGCTGTGCTGGGGCGCATCACCGCGAGTGGTAAATACAAGCTGGCGACCTCGGGCGGCACAGATGGCGCGCAGACAGCGGCCGCCATGCTGCTGTACTCAGTTGATGCCTCTGGCGCAGATGGTACCGGCATTGTTATCGCGCGCGGCCCCGCCATCGTCTCCAAAGCCGCCCTCGCCTTTGACACCACCGTCGATGATGCCGCCAAAACCACCACCAAGCATGGCCAGCTCGCAGCGCTGGGCATCATTCCACGCGATAGCGCCTGATCAACCCGCCCGCCTTTCCTCGCCCTCATTCCCCTGGAGTTTTCCATGACTATCACCCGTAACCCGTTTGACACGGGCGGCTATTCGCTCGCCGAGATGACGCAGGCAATCAATATCCTGCCCAACCTCTATACCCGCCTGGGCCAGATCGGCCTCTTTCGCTTTGAAGGCGTCACACAGCGCTCGATTGTCATCGAGCAGCGCGAAGGTGTGTTGAGCCTCCTGCCATCCGTCCCGCTGGGCGCGCCCGCCACCGTCGGCAACCGTGAGGCGCGCTCGATGCGCTCCTTTGCCCTGCCGTGGATCCCACATGACGACGTGATCCTGCCCGCTGACGTTCAGGGCATGCCAGCGCTCGGCCTCTCGGACGCAGCCGATCCGCTGGTCGAGGTGATGAACCGCAAACTCACGCTGATGCGCCGCAAACATGCCCAGACCCGGGAATATATGGAGATGAACGCCCTGCGCGGTATCGTGAAGGACGGCGCTGGCACCACGCTTTACGACTACTTTTCTGAGTTCGGCCTTGAGAAGATCTCGATCGACTTTGTTTTTGGCACTGCTGGCACAAACGTCCAGGGCAAAGTCCGCAACGTGCTGCGCGCGATGGAAGACAATCTTCTGGGCGAGACCATGACTACCGCACATGCTCTGGTGAGCTCGGAATTCTTCGACAAGCTGATCAGTCACCCCAAGACCGAAG